TCAACGTCGGTCTTGCCGATACAGCATGCGAGGCTCACGTCCACATCGCACTTGTTCTCGATAGCGTAGCAACGCGCCAGTTTTCGGGCGCAGAGGTTCAGGGACAAATCAGCTTTTGAGCCGTCTTTCGTCCACGGCGAGCCTCCTCCGATACGGCAGTTGCCGCCATAAAAGTCTACCGCAAGTTTGCGTCCGGTGGTGCCGCAGTCGGCAATGGAGCTGTGCTGCCGGTACACTCCCGTGCCGTTGATTATGAGTTCGTAGTTGCCGTGTATGCGCTTATGTACAAAGCGGCGAACATGCCGTATCTTGTGGTCGTCGAGCAGGGGGATAGCCACTATGACTTTCTCTACTGCATCGTCTCGTAGCAACACCTGTGTCTTTATGTCAAGACCGCCTATGCCACTTTCAAACAAAGCCTTGTTAAGCCGTCTGGCGAGGGTGTAGTCCATAGGCATAAACCCGGTTTGAGGCAGGTAGGTGGCGTGTCCGAAGAATATACCTTGGTCTCCCCAGCCTTTCAGTCCCCGGGCGATGTCGGGGGACTGTTGGGAAATGATGCACTCCACTTCGAGCAGGTCTCCACTGATAGTGTTCTCAGCCCCCCACATTTCAATGTAATCCTCGGTGTAGCCGATGTCTTTCACGGCCTCGCGGACATAATGGTGTATCTCCCTGTCTGTGAAACAGCATTTGGATGTGACCTCTCCTCCGAGAGTGACAAAGAGTCCCTTGATTTGGACTTCTACTGCATATCTGGTGTCAGGGTCTCGCTCAATGTAGCGATCCAGAAGATAGCTGCTAATGTAGTCTGCAATCTTGTCGGGGTGACCAGGGGAGACGTATTCGGAAAACCTTATCATATCTGGTTGCAATAATCTACGTGCAAAGTTACTGAAAACTGATTATATTATAATCATTCTGTGGCGAATTTTTGGCATTGTCGGTTGATTTCGGGGCGATTTGAGCCAAAAATCGCCGTTTTTAGGAGATTGAGCGTTTTGCTCGTGTGCAGGTCATTTGGAGTTGTGCGGTACACCGACCAGCCTAAGAGGGTTGCTGCGTTGTATTTCTCCATGTCGTTGAGAAAGCCCTTGGGATTGATGTGCCGACCTCCAGTCCACACTCCTCCCTCAACTTCGAGGGCGACAAGTGCCGAGGGTATCGCGTAGTCGAATCGCCAGCGTCTTGTGGGGTGGAACTTGTATTCCTTGACGCACTCCATGCCCAGTTCGCTTTTGCAGAGGAGCGTGAAAGCGTCGGTCGGGGAGGGTTTTGGCTTCGTTATTTTCTTCTTTTTTTGTGTCTCTCGCGCTTTAGGTGTTTGATTGGTAAGTTTATCAGCCATAATGTTTATCGTTGAAATTTGATTGGTTTTCGTTGTTTGCGAGTGCGACAATAGGGAGGAGGGTAAATGCCCGCCTCCCATTGTCTTTCGAGGGTGATGCCACATCAGAATGGAATGTCCTCGTTGGTCTCCACCACATAGGCAGTGTCGAGAACAGCTTGCGATTTCTCCAGTGGGCGCATTGAGCCGATAATCGGCATTGCTCTGCGTTCCTCTTCAGTCATAGCATCATAGACGCTTTTGTCGAGGTTCTGCTTGATACAGTGGGTGTCGCCGTACTGACTGTTCTGCATTTCGATTGCCGTCATGTTAAGATAGCAACCTTTCTGACCCACGTAGAGATTTGCGTCATCCACCGGGATTACGAGGCAACGCTTGGTGGCGTTCTTGCCTTTGAGGTTCGTTATAAACGCTCCTTGCAGCTGCAGGAGGTTTACCTTGATACCAGAATTACTCATTGTTCAAAGATTTTAGATGTTTGTGAATTGTATGAAGATTGTATTATAGTCAAAATTAAAAAGGCACATCGCCGTCCTCGCAAGGTTCAAACGACATACTGTCAAACGGGTCTTTTTCAGCATCGAAGAGAGATGTCTGTTCCGTTGCTTCGTGTTGTTCTCGCTCCTGCTTCATCAAGTGGTTTTCATTGTCCCACTCCGGTTCTACACCGTTTGTGAACGGCGTGTATCGTCCGTTGTTAATATTGTATTTGAAGAGAGCCATACCCACTTCTCCGAGGTGTCTGAACTTTACTTTCTGCACATGTACCTCAACATTGTTCTCTGCCCGGTTACGGTGTACGACCAGTCCGAAGTCAGCCTTGTTGAAGAAGTTGGCAGAGCCGCTGATGTCATATAGGGTAGGGACTTGGATTGCCCCGTCTTGGTTTTTGGGCAGTTTAGTAGGGTGTGCCATCAAGATTATCAAGATGTCGTTGCGTTGCGCAAAATTCGTGAGTTTATCAAGCACTTGGCTGATGTAGAGTGTCTCGCTCCGTCCCTGCATATCGTTTTCGATACGGTTATACGGGTCAATCACGAGTGACTTGATACCCCGGCGACGGACAAGAAACCGCGCTCTTTCCAGTATGGTGTCTATCTTGAAATCGTCTTTGGGGCTGATGAAAAAGAAGTCTTGCTCAAGATGTTCTTTGACCTGCTTGTACTCTCCGTAGGTCAGCGTCATTTTGCCGAACTTTTTGCCTGTGAATTTCTCAATGAGTTTAGAGGCATGGTAAGCCAATGGCGCGTTCTCTGGACTGAAGTAGGCGAAACGCCACCCATAACGCATATTTAGGCGTTCGGCAATCTCGTCGATGAATTCTGATTTGCCAGAGCCAGGAATACCAGTAACGATGCAGAGACGTTTTGTCTCGAACGAGCAGAGGCGGTCGAAACATTCGTGTCCGATTGTTACGCCTCGTTGCATGCCGTTTTCAAAGAGAGCGTCAAGAGACTGCTCAAAGTCCGAGACCGTGAACACTCCCTCCAATTTCATTTCGGCAGCGTTGACGAGGCATTTCAGTAGGCTCTCTTTGCCGTACTTGACGAGGTGTTCGTTGGCATCTTTACAGCCCTCCCCATACTCGACGATGCGGCAGCGTTCAGCGCCAAAACGGCGCAGCAGTTCATCGCGGAGCAACACGCCTTTGGTGTCAGTGTCCGATGCGATGTAGATTGTATCCTTGTCGTCGAAATAGTCTACAATGTAGTCGTCGAGGTAGGAGAGGTTGGCGTTTGCCCCATTCGGGACGCTGACGACATCGAAACGCCCTGCCTCTGCAAATGAGAGCGCGTCGATTTCGCCCTCGGTAATGATGCACTCGGGTTGCCCCTTGACACCGTCGATATGGTACGGTAGGAGTTCTGCACCGCTAACCAGTTTGAAGCACTTGTCGCCAGTACGGAACTTGGTATTGACCAGTTGTCCTTCCCGATAGTAGTTGAACTGAACGGTGTTTGCCTCTCCATTTTTCTGGGGCATCCACTCTTTGCCCTCGGTAATGCGGAATGCTTCGAGCGTATCGGCAGATATGCCACGTGCCGCAAAGTACGCGACAAGCCGGGATGAAAGGGTGCTGTTGCCTGTTGCTTTGGGCTTTTTGTACCGAGGCTTCTGCCGTTTCAGAGGACTGGGGTTGTACCACGGCTGGCGTTTCATCCACTCTTGTTTGTCCTGTTCGTCGTGAACGACAGCGCAGCCTGCGAAGCCGCAGTAATGGCAGTTGAACATACCTGTGTCTATATTGACCGAGAGGCTCTTGTCGCGCTTGTTGCGGCGTGTCTCATGGCACTGGGGGCAGAACATCTTGATTTTGCCCCGACGGCCGGCGGGTATGTCTATGCCAAACGCAGAAAAATCAATCTTGCTCATTGCAGTATCCATTGATTGTTAGAGGCGTTCCATGAGTGACGGGCAGAGGGTCTTGGGGGAGCATCTTGTGGGATTATCGCTTTCCCGCTTCCGTAGGTGCGGTTTCCGTTGCTGTCAATATATTCGCCAACACCCAGGTTGTTCGTTGAACTCGCGGCATTAGAGCTGCCTCCTCGCACGTTATCGTAGTTGCCCTCCATTACCTTAATCCAGTTGTTGCGGCTGTCAAATATCCAGTCGAACGACGCGCCTTCCCATTTTCCGCTGCGACCAGTGAGAAAGTCAGAACGCTCGATGCGAAGAAACAGCTCGCGGGCATTGTTGAGCATTTTGTCCTTGTCGCCTCCCCATTCTTTGAGACGCGACTTGACCTTTTCTCGGCGATTATCAGAGAGGCGTATAACCTTGGGCAAAGAGGTACATATCTCATTCCACAGCTTCACGACCTCGTTGCATGGGTATTCTACTCTCTTCTCTTCTTTTGTCTTTTCTTCTTTTGTCTTCTCTTCTCTACTCTTATTTGTATTCGGCTGTATTACGTCCGTATCAGTTGGCGTTTCAGCTGTACTGCATGACGTTGTTTTGTTCCAACGAGCCATAACTGCCTTGCGGCCACGTTCTGATTTCTCACGAGCGTTATCCAGCACATCGGTAATGCGCTCCCGGTGACGGACAGAGAAAATGACATCGCCCTCCGATTGCAGTAGTCCTACCTGCTTGCAGTATTCGACAATCGAAGTTAATGCCTCCCTTTCAACGTCAAAATCTGCTGAGAGGAGATCTGCCATTTCTTTGTAATCGATACAGAGTTCCTCGGTGTCGGTCAGCACTTCGAGGAGATAACACCATACAGCGTACCCATCGTTGCCGAATTGTCGGCGTAAACCTCGTATTTTCAGGTCATTGCGCATGTCAATGTCGTGGCTGAAATAGCGCAATCTATCTTTGACTAACATATCTTGTTCCGTTACATTGTTGCTACTAAACTTTGGCGCAGACGTTCGTTGCGGGCTTCCCATTTAAATGTTTGGAGCATCCACCGCTTGTACGATACCGGAATGTCCGCGAGACGCTGTCCTTGATATTTCCCGAACGGCATAAACTCGACAGGCGGCAATTGCCCATTATCGACTCGTTGCGTGTCCTCTCTGGTGATTTTCCCGATGTCAGTAATGGGTATACCCGAGAGCAACCGGCCTCCTGTTCCGAACATACGCCATATCTTGCCCTGTTCGAATGAAATGTCCTCGACCCTGCCGAAACGCTCGACATTGCCGCCTTGGTCGATAATCAAAGCGTCCCTCTTGTTAGGGTCTATACGTGTTGCTCGTCCGATGATTTGGTAGTATAGGGCAATAGAGGCGGTCGATATACCGAGAATGATGCAGTCGATGCCTGTATAGTCAAAGCCTGTAGAAAGCACCCTTACATTGAAAACAACCCTGATTTCGCCAGCCTGATAGGAAACGTCGTCCCAAATCATGCGGTATCTTTCCATGACATTTTTTGATTCGGGGTTTTTCGTCCTGACTCCCATGCTTTTGCCGTTTACGAAAAGCTCGGCTTTCGGGTAGTTTGTGT